TGCACAGAAAAACACACGGCACCCCTAGTGAGGAATTGAAATGGACGAGTACAAAGGAATCGACTACCTGCGCAGACAGCTGCAGGCCCGCAGAGTGCGCATCGACCTTAGATACGCATATTACGACATGAAACACCTGGCGCAGGATCTGATGATCAGCACGCCGCCGGATCTCAAGTGGATGATGGCGGTGCTCGGCTGGTGTGGGACCGCTGTCGACAGCATCGCGGATCGCCTGGACTTCGGGCGCTTCCGTAATGACGCTTTTGGCCTTACAAACATCTATCAGATGAACAACAAGGACGTTTTGGTCGACTCCCTGATCCTCGACGCGCTGATCAGCTCGTGCTCGTTTAATTACATCACTCAGGACGCCGACAGATTCCCGGCGATGCGCTGCGTCGAAGCCAGGAACGCGACCGGCATCATCGACCCGATCACCTACATGCTCAAGGAGGGCTATGCGATCTTGGACGTCGATGAGTATGGCCAGCCGATCACCGAGGTCTACTGCATCCCGCATCGCACCGACATCTACGAGCGCGGCAAGTTCGTCCGGAGTTGGAAACATCCCGCGCCGTACCCGCTTCTCGTGCCGATCATCTACAGGCCGGACGCGAAGAGGCCCTTCGGTCACAGCCGGATCTCACGCGCATGTATGAATCTGCAGGACAGCGCGTGCAGGACCATCAAGCGCTCAGAGATCGCTGCGGAGTTCTTCAGCTACCCGCAGCGCTACGTCCTGGGCATGGATCCCGATGCTGAAAAGATGGACAAGTGGAAGGTCACGATGTCGACGCTGTTCCGGGTAGACAAGGACGAAGACGGCGACAAGCCTACTGTCGGCCAGTTCCCGCAGCAGTCGATGGCACCGCACACGGAACAGCTCAAGATGTTCGCCAGCGCCTTCGCCGGAGAGACAGGCCTCACGGTCGATGACCTCGGCTTCCCTGGGATCAACCCGTCAAGCTATGAGTCGATCAAGGCGTCACATGAGACGCTGAGGCGCACGGCACGCAAAGCACAGAAGAAGTTCGCCGTCGGCCTCATGAACGCCGGCTACCTCGCCGCGTGCATCAGGGACGGCCAGGACTACAGGCGCAGCCAGCTCTACGAGACGGAGCCGGTCTGGAATCCTATCTTCGAGCCTGATCTGTCAGACCTCGCAGGCGTCGGTGATGCGGTCCAGAAGATCCAGTTGGCCTTCCCGGACTACTTCGATGAAAGCAAGCTCTATGAGCTCACAGGTATTTAAACATGGCAGATGTTGACAAGATCTTAAGAGTATACGGCAAGCAGCTCCGCAATAATGTGCGGCTCAAAACGCTCGCGGAGCGGGCCTACAGCTACAAGGACGCCCAGGAGTTCGCGACGAAGGCCGCGGAGATCCTCTGCGACGTCTTAAAGCTCTACATGGACCCGTCTACGGTGACGTATGACGAGGCCCTGCAGATCTTCACGTCGACGATGCAGAAGAATTACTCGGCAGTATCGAGCATTTGCGCGCGCGCACAAAATAAGATCTACCAGGAAGCCGGCGTCGGGCTCCAGGCGCTCGTGCCGGAGTACAATGCGGAGATGGCCCGCGGTCTCGCAGTGGCCATCACCGACGCGGAAGAGGCTTCTGACGACTACGTCCGCAACCTGGTGGTCAATAACAGCCGGAAGATCGTGGACGAAGCGATCCGCGAGAATGCAGAAGCCGGCGAGCGCATGGGCCTGGTCGTCCATATCACGCGCCGCTATGATGACGTCGGCTTGCATGGCGGTAAAGACGTCTGCCAGTGGTGTATGGACCGCGAAGGAGACTGGACGGACTATCAGGAAGCCTACAGTGCTGGATGTTTCGAGCGTCATCCCGGATGCGGGTGCGTGATCGATTATCATGTTGGAAAAACTCACACCTGGTCCAACTCAAAGGGAGGCTGGAGAGATGTATAAGAGAGGCGGAGCGATCCGGAACAAGGATCCGGCAGACAAGGAGGGCTAAGCATGGACAGAGTCGGGCGTCAATCCCCGACGGTGTCCGTGATCCTGCCTTACAAGGAGACCAAGGGCCCGGAAGCCATCGAGCTGTACAACCAGTCAGGGAACACGGCGATCGAATGGCAGGAGGCGCTCACATACGACATCATGGCCGTAGACGACGACGGCCTATGGGTCCACCAGAAATTTGGGTACAGCGTGCCCAGGCGTAACGGCAAGTCGGAAATGGCCCTTGCGCGGTGTGTCTGGGGACTGAAGCATGGCGAGCGCATACTCTACACGGCCCACAGGGCGACCACAGCGCACTCGATCTGGGACAGGCTCGCAAGGCTCTGCCCGAAGGTCGGGATCAGGATCACATCGTCCTTTAAGGCGTTCGGCAAGGAGCACCTGTACTGCGAGAATGGCGGCGTCATTGAGTTCCGCACCAGGACGTCAACAGGCGGCCTCGGTGAAGGCTATGATACGCTGATCGTCGATGAAGCGCAGGAGTATACACCCGAGCAGGAAACGGCGCTCAAATACGTCGTCACAGACTCGGCAAACCCTCAGACCATCTACTTCGGCACACCGCCGACGGCGATCAGCGCCGGCACGGTCTTCCCGAAGTTCCGAAAACAGGTCCTGCAGAGCAACTCCTACGCATCCGGCTGGGCTGAGTGGTCTGTGCCTGAGATGTCAGACCCGAACGACGTGGACCTGTGGTACGAAACCAACCCGTCTCTTGGATACCACCTCGCAGAGCGCGCGATCCGGTCGGAGATCGGCGACGATGTCACCGACTTCAACATCCAGCGCCTCGGGCTCTGGATCAAATACAATCAGCGGTCAGCTATCAGCCGGAACGAGTGGGAAGCCCTGCAGGTCGCCCAGCTCCCCGCGCTCACCGGGCCGCTGTTCGTCGGTGTCAAGTTCGGCGTCGACGGCCAGAACGTCGCAGTCGCCATCGCCTGCCGGACAGCTGACAAGAAGATCTTCTCCGAGGTCGTCGGCTGCCGGCCGATCCGCGAGGGCGTGCTCTGGATCCTGGACTTCATCCGGAAGGCCGACGTTAAGAAGGTCGTGGTCGATGGCAAGAGCGGCACGTCAGTGCTCGCTGATGGTGCTAAGGAGCTTAAGCTCAAGAACGTCGACGTCGTGAACGTGTCGCAGGTCATCAAGGCCAATTCGGTGTTTGATATCGCGATGAATGACGGCTCCTTCATCCACATGCAGCAGTCAGCGGTCACACAGGTGGTCACGAACTGCGAGCGAAGGAAGATCGGGTCCGCGGGCGGCCTCGGATATGCGTCATCACTAGACGGTGCAGACATCGCGCTGCTCGACGCCATGATCCTGGCACACTGGATCTGTTCCGAAACAAAGGCAGAAAAGAAAAAACAATCATTTAGTTATTAAAGCACTCCATCAACGGGGTGCTTTTTTAATACAAAAATTTACGGATACCACCGGTTAATAGGGAGGCTATATGTCAGATTTTAAAGTCATCGAAACACAGGAAGCATTTGATGCCGCGATCGCGGAGCGTCTGGACAGAGAACGCAAGAAAAATGCAGAGCAGATAAAGGCAGATCTCAAGAGCAAGGGCTGGAAGAGCCCGGAAGAAGTGACACAGCTCACCGCAGATCTCAACAAGAAGATCGAAGACCTGCAGACAGCAGCGGCAGACACCGCGAAGAAGCTCGAGGAGAAGGACGCAGAGATCGCGAAGGGCGCAAAATACAGAGCCGACCTGGATAAAACGAGGATCGCCATCGCGGCAGGCCTGAATATCGATATGGCCGGAAGGCTTCAGGGTGAGAACGCCAAGGAATGGGAAGCAGACGCCAAAAAGCTGTCTGATCAGTTCGCAGCGTTCGCCCAGAACCAGAACCAGCCGGCACCGCTCGGGAACCCCGGCGGAAAAGCGAAGCCGACGGGCAGCCCGTGGGCTTCTCTCAATAGTCAGTTAAGCGAGTAACACCTCGCGGAAAGGAATAACGATGGGAAACATCACAACTAAACTCAATCTGTCCCCTGAGCTGGTTACAGATATTTTTTCGAAGGTAAAAGGACACTCCTCTGTCGCGGCGCTTTGCGGATCCGATCCGATCCCCTTCGCCGGTATCGACGTTATGACGTTCTCTATGGATGATGAGGCTGAGCTGGTCGGAGAAGGCGGCGAGAAGAGCCCCGGCGATGCTTCGTTCACACCCGTAACGATCAAGCCCTTCAAGCTGATCTATCAGCACCGTGTGACTGATGAGTTCGTCAAGATGAGCGAAGAGAAGAGGCTGCCGTACCTGCAGGCGTTCGGCGATGGCTTCACGAAGAAGATCGCGCGCGCTATCGACATCACGTCCTTCCATGGACTCAACCCCAAGACCGGCCTGATCGCGTCGAGCATCCGTCCGAACTGCTTCGACTACCTGATCACCAACGCAGTCACATACAATGCATCCACTCCGGACGCCAACATCGACAGCGCGATCGCACTGCTCATCGCCAACGACTGCGAAGCGACCGGTATCGCAATGGCTCCCGATTTTGCGTCCGCAATGGCAACTGTCAAAGTCAACGGCGTGGTCCAGTATCCCGAATTCAGATTCGGCGGCAAGCCTACCAGCTTCGCAGGATATGGCTGCGACGTCAACAGCACCGTCAAGTACGGCGTCAACACCAAGGACAAAGCGATCATCGGCGACTTCGCGAACGCTTTCAAGTGGGGCTACGCCGAAAACATGCCTCTTGAGATCATCGAGTACGGCGATCCCGACGGCCAGGGCGACCTGAAGAGGAAGAACCAGGTCTGCCTCAGATCCGAGGCGTACATCGGCTTCGGCATCCTTGACAAGAACGCTTTCGCGCTGATCAAGACCTCCGGCGCACAGGGCGCGACCGGTGCAACAGGCGCCTAAGAGCGCAGAGAAGGGACGGTAAATGGGCAAGGTACTTTTCACAAGCCGCAGGCCTCTGGGCCGCTGCGAGAACATAACGGCGGTCTATAACGCCTACGACGGCGAGAAGGAGTTCATCCAGGAGAACTGGGGACACCCTGATCGCCGCATCTACTCGGACGAGTTCTCCGTCATGGTGGCGGATGATTTCGTCCCCTATTCGCCTGGTAAGCTGATCATGCTCACGCATGGCGCATCCGGCGGGAAATCATACGGCCTGCGGCAGCCCTTCGCCTATCACAATGTGCAGCAGGCGAAGCTGATCGACTACGTCGTCAGCACCAGCAGGGACACGATGAGGCTCGAGGCCGAGCAGCACGGCGTCCCGATCGAGAAGGTGCTCCCGCTGGGCATGCCCCGGATGGACGCATACTTCGGCAAGAAGCGCGGAGACGGCGGCCTGGGCCTTACGGATAAGCGCGTGTACTTCTACGCGCCTACGTTCCGCAAGCCCTTTGAGCCGAGCCTGTCGGCGCTCGACTGGTGGTACATCGACGACCAGCTGTCGGACGATGAGATCTTCATCGTCAAGCGCCACATGGTGACAAAGCCTCCGCTGGTCGACATCCCCTGCAAGCACATTGTGGAAGTATCTCCGGAGCTCCCGTCGACGCCTTACCTGATCGACTGCAACGTCCTGATCACGGACTACAGCTCGATTCTGTTCGACGGTCAGGTCTTGGGAAAGCCCGTGATCCTGATCGAGAAGGACAGGGACTTCATCAAACAGCGCGGCATGTCGTTCCCGTATCCGGAGGGGTACGCGTCCAGGCATGTCACGCACGAGGCGGAGCTCATCACCGCGATGAGACTGGCGTACAAACAGGGACCGGAAGACATCAAGTGCAGGGAGAGGGCCTGCGGAGCGTGTGACGGTCACGCCACCGAGAGGGTGGTTAACCTAATAAGGAGCTGTGTATGAAGATACTGATCGCCGTCCCTACATTTGAGACAATTTTCCCGGATACGTTCAAGAGTATCTGGGACATCTATAGAAACGGCCACGAGGTGCTGTTCGAGTTCGTCCGCGGGTATGATTGCGCGACAGCCAGGAACAGGATCGCGCAGCTCGCCATGGACAAGGGCGTCGACTATGTTCTGATGGTCGACAATGACGTCGTGGTCCCTGCTGACATCCTGATCAGCATGCTCGACGCTCCGGTGGACGTGTGCCTCGGGTATTACGCCCACCGCGACAACGACAACATATACCGCGGCAGGACGTCCGTGTGCAAGCTGTACGACGACCACGGCAATCTGCACTTCAATTACCCGCTCGAGAGTGAGTACACGGCGAAGGAGCTGGAAGAGCTCCGGGCCAAGGGTGAGAAGAAGATACAGATCCACGGCGGTGGCATGGGCTGCGCGTTCATTAAGACGGACATCTTCCGGCGTCTCGAGTATCCCTGGTATGACTGGGTGAACTACGACGACGAACACCGCGGCATGCTCTCGGAGGACCTGTACTTCTGCGAGCAGCTCAAGATGTACGGGATCCCCGTCTATACGGACACGCGCACCGGATGCGGGCACATGCTCAGGCGCGTCCAGTGGCCGCAGTGAGGACGATATGAGTGCATTTGTAACTTTAGATGAATTTAAAGCGATTGAGGGCGTCGCCTACTCAGTAGAGCAGGACCTGCGCGCAGAAAATCTGCTGGCGCTCATGTCGGACCTCATTCGCAACGAAGGCAAGGGCGTCGGTGTCGATGTCGACGCGCGGATCGCGAAGGACTCGGCCTACGAGTCAGTGGTCAAGCTCGTGACATGCGACGCGACAGCCAGGGCGATGCGTCAGTCGACGACAGACACTCCGCTTTCCCAGGAGTCGCAGAGCGGCCTCGGCTATACATGGTCGGGCACTTATGCGATCCCCGGCGGCGGTGTCGCTATGTCGTTGATGAACAATGAGCGCAAGCTCCTCGGATTCAGGCGTCAGAGATATGGAGTGATGGAAATATGGGAAGGCTCAAAGGACGCACAATAATCTTATACGACAGGGTGCAGACGGGCGTGGATCCGTTTAACCATCCCGTATATGAGGAGATTCCGACAGAGGTCGAAAACGTCCTCATCGGCGAACCTTCGGATCAGGAGGTCCTGGACGTGCTCAATCTTACAGGGAAGCGCACGTCCTACGTCCTCGGGATCCCGAAGGGAGACTTCCATGTCTGGACGGACAGGCGCGTCGAGCTGCCTGATGACTTCCCGCCCGGTAAGTATCGGGTGATCGGGAAGCCGATCGGCGGCCAGGAGGAGCTCATCCCGTTATCCTGGAACAAAAAAGCGAGGATCGAGATGTATGAGTGATCTTAAGTTTGTGTTAAACCGTGAAGGCGTCCGCGAGCTCATGCAGTCGCAGGAGATGGTCGACGTCCTCACGGACTACGCCACACAGGTCGCCACGCGGGCCGGAGAAGGCTATAGCGTGTACATCGGCAAGAACCGCGCGAATGTATCCGTCGTCGCTGACACCGACGAAGCATACCAGGACAACCTGGACAACAACACTTTGGAGAAGGCAATCCGATGATTGAAGTTTTTGTTAGAGATTATCTTGCCGAGCAGCTGGACGTTCCGGTCTTCATGGAGCTCCCCGAGGTCCCCTCGGAAGACTTCCCTGAGATGCCGGAGCGTTTTGTCGTGCTCGAAAGAGTCGGCACTGGAATGTCCGACCATATATGGAGCGGGTCCATTGCCGTGCAGTCATATTCGCTAATCTCGCTGTTTGATGCTATGGAGCTTAACAGCATCGTGATTCCGGTGATGATGGACATCATCGAGCGCGACGAGATCAGCGAGGTCAGGATTGCGTCAGGCTACAACCACACAGACACGAGGACGAAGCGGTACCGCTATCAGACCGTGTTTGATTTGAATTACTAAGGAGGACATGATCTATGTCTGGTAAAGCTACAAACGTGACAGCCGGCAAGCCGAAGACGAGCGGCGCGGTGTTCACTGCGCCGGTTGGGTCTACCCTTCCGACCGATGCTGTCACCGCGATCAATTCGATCAGTGAGGCGTACAAGGATCTCGGCTATGTCTCCGAGGATGGTCTTACAGAGAGCATTTCCATCACCACATCCGCGATCAAGGAGTGGGGTGGCTCTATCGTACTGATCACCCAGGACGAGAAGACGGCAACCTTTAAGTTTGAGCTGATCGAGTACCTCAACAAAGAGGTGCAGAAGTTTGCGAACGGTGACGCGAACGTCTCCGGCACGCTTGAGTCCGGCATGAAGATCTCCGTGACAGACGTCGACGTTGATGAGCGCGTGCTCGTGTTCTGGCAGATCCTTCGCGGAGGCATCCCGCTGCGCATCGTGGTCCCGCGCTGTAAGATCACGGCGATCGGCGACATCGTCTACAAAGGCAACGAGGCTGTTGCGTATGACCTGACAGTGCAGGCGATCAAGAACGACAGCGGCCAGTATTACGACAAGTACATGGGCGGCGCGTCCGGCGCTACTGGCGCAACCGGCGCAGCTTAAGGAGTGTAAATGAGTACAGTCAAGGGCAAAACATCAAGCGGATTCGAGTTTGAAGTCGACGAGGCGATCTTCGACGACTATGAGATGCTCGAGCTGCTCTGCGACTTCAACAGCGACAAGAGCGTCTTCCCGACGATCGCTAGGAAGATGCTCGGGGACGAGCAGCACAAGGCGCTCAAAGAGCACCTCAGAAATGAGAACGGCATTGTCCAGGCGTCGAAGATTGAGACCGAGCTCTCTGAGATCTTCCACTTCGCCACGCACGGCTCCAACGACGCAAAAAACTGATTGCCCTCGCCGACATGATGGCAAATTATCACGATGAATTAGTCTGTGATATGGCCGAAACATATGGGATTTTTGACATCAAGAGGGTGCCGGTCAGGTTGCTGGCCACCCTCGCCGTCGGTCTGAGGGACAACTCAAGGGTAAAGCGTGCGAAGTCCGGCACAAAATACGATGATAAGACCTTGCTGCTCGCGCGGATCGCCGATCTGCTCCTGTGGCTCAAGTGGAGCAGGACGGAAGACGGTGTCAACGGGACGAACTATCCGGGGACGCCAATGGTCGATTACTTCCTGGGACGTGAAACGCCTAAGCCCGAGAAGGATTTCCTGGTCTTTGATTCGCCGGAGGACTTCTGGGCCGAGATGGACAGGATAACGAGGAATTAACATGGCTACATTAGGACAGGCATATGTGCAGATCATCCCGTCTGCGGATGGCATATCTGGCTCGATCAGCAATGTCCTGAGCGGGCCTGCTGATGACGCCGGCAAAAAGGCCGGTAAAACTTTTGGATCCTCTTTTGGGTCCGTAGTAAAAGGTGGACTGAAGACGGCAGCGATCGGCGTCGGCGCGCTTACGGCAGCCGGCACGGCTGCGCTCACCAAGTCCATAGCGGACGTGACGCAGTACGGCGACCGTATCGACAAGATGAGCCAGAAGATCGGTATGAGTAGGCAGGGCTTTCAAAAATGGGACTACGTCCTTCAGAGAGCCGGTACGAGCATCGATTCGATGGCACCTGTCATGAAGAAGCTGTCGAGTGAGGCCGTAAAGAACAGCGACGCCTTCAAGGAGCTGGGGATCAGCCAGGAAGAGCTTGCGAGCATGTCGCAGGAGGAGCTCTTCGGAAGGACTATCGAGGCTCTTTCCGGTATGGAAGAAGGCGCAGAGCGTACAGCCCTGGCATCGAAACTGCTCGGAAAAGGCGCGACGGAGCTGGCACCGCTGATCAACGGCGGCACCGAAGCGATCAAAGAGCAGATGGAGATGGCTGAGAAGTACGGTATGGTCCTCTCTGACGACTCTGTCAAGGCCGCGGCAGACTTCGCCGACGCCCAGACGACGCTGCAGAGCACCATGACGGGCTTTAAGAACAAGGTCGCGGCAGAGTTCCTGCCGGCATGCACCGACATCTTCAACGGCCTGGCAAAGGCCATGTCGGGCGACATGAGCGGCCTGGATGACATCAAGAACGGGATCGGCGAGTTCGTCGGAAGCATCTCGTCCCATATCCCGGACATTATAAACAAAGGCGGCGAGCTGATCGGCGGCTTTATCCAGGGAGTAGCACAGAAGATCCCGGAGCTGGCCCAGGGCGCAGCTGATGCGCTCCATGATTTTGCCGAAAACTTCGGCAAGGACAGCGAAGGCGGCAATGAGTTCATTGCCAACGCCGGAGAGCTCCTCGCATCATTTGCCAAGGCTATGATCGAGGCAGCCGGCACTCTCCTGCCTGCGGTCGTCGAGGCCATGTGGACAGTGTTCACGGAGACGGACTGGGGCGGTCTCGCTTCCCAGGTCGTCGACATGCTGTGGACAGGCCTGCAGGAAAATTTCCCGAAGGCAGTCGAGGCAGTCGAGAGCGCAGTCAAGGACATCGCGAACCTGCTCGGGTTTGACGGCCTGGCCGACAAAGTCAGCAAGGCGTTCGAGGATGTTAAGGCCAAACTGACAGAACCCATCGACAGCGCGAAGGAGCTCGTGAGCTCCGCAGTGTCGACGATCAAGGGACTTTTCCCGATCTCGATGGGCAAGATCTTCGACGGCATTAAGCTCCCGCACTTCAATATCAGCGGTGGCGAGGCTCCCTGGGGCATCGGCGGACTCGGCACAAAACCGAGTGTATCGATCGACTGGTATGCACAGGGCGGTATCATGACGAAGCCCACGCTGTTCGGTGGTGGCGAGGCAGGAGCTGAGGGCATCATCCCTCTGGATCCCTTCTGGGATAAGCTCGACAGCGTCGCGGACTCCATCGTCAACGGAGTCACTACTGTAGTGGCCGGAGCAGTCGGCGGACGCGGTGACATCTACGTCACGCTGTACGCTTATCCTGGCGGCCCTCAGATGGATCAGCAGATAGTGCGGTCATACGATCGCGGAAAGATGAACGGACTGAAATGAGGACGGAATTAGATTACATCACCATCAACGGCGAGCAGGTCTTCCGCCCTCCGACGTTCTCTCCGCGTAAGGAGGACATCTACAAGGGCGATTACAGGACCTGTACCGGCAAGATAATCGCAGATAGAGTCGGCTGGAAGTTTTCGGACATGGAGCTCTCATGGAAGGCTCTGCCGCAGAACATGGTCGACATCCTGGTCAATATGACCGGGATCAATACGCTGCTGTTTGATGACCTTGACGGCGAGCTCCGCACTGAGCAGATCGTCCGCACGTCCATGGTGGCGATGCGGCACAGACACACCCAGGGCGGCGTCCCGATCTGGATGGATGTCAAGGTCTCAATTCAATTTATAGAAGCACATAATTAGGAGGGCTGACATGTCGCTGATTGATACAAACAACGCGAAGCAGATCAGGCCTCCTTTTTTGATTTCGTGCGGGATCGCTGCGCGTCCGAATATCAATTTATCATTTTCGAACATTACCGGCTTTCCGATCGGCGACACGAACCCCTCAAGCTCACTCGACTCCGAAGAGTGGCCGATCAAGGCGATCGCAGACCTGCAGGGCGACGGCTTCCCGCTGGACGGCTCCTGCAGTTTCTACGCGAGCGCAGCTGGCTCAGAGGACGGCAAGATCGGGCTGATGACGCACATCGGCGGGACGGGCTCGCTGACCGTGTCGGCATCGTCAGAGATCCCCGCGCTGACCATCTACACGCGCGGAGAAGGCACGATCACGGCCGGCGGCGTCTCTTATGAGGCCCGCGGCGTTAATGTCATCCCGGTCAACTCGACAAGCATCTCGGTGACGTTCACGTCGACGGATGCCACGGCCAGGATGGAGGTGCAGTCGATCATCCCCGGCATCAATCTGTCCTGGGATAATGACAGCATCATCTCGATAGAGCTTAACCTGCGGTCGGATCTGTCGATCGAGAATAGCCAGTGGGCCGTATCCGAAATCGAGATTCAGGCATACTACGCCGACGACATCTCCGAGGCAGTGTCGACGATCGCCGACAACGTGCCGATCTGGTACACCTGCGGATATACCGGTGACATGTCACCGGACAGACGCTTTTATTTGTCTGAGCCTGTCACGATGAAGGACAACATCATCACCATCAAGGGACGCGACGCCAGTGGGGCCTTTATCAAAACCACGAACGCGGCGCAGATCCTTAATACAACATCAGGCTCCGGCAAATATGACCTGTATGTCAAACTGATGCACTTCATCCAGGACGCTGGCATAACGCTCCGGTCGAAGGAATCGGCACCGGCAAAGACGTCAGGATCGGTTGAGCGCTCGCTGATCTTTAAGGCAAACACATCCGACGTTATTATACAGAACATCATTAACCTGTCGCACACCGGGTCATACTGGCCGACGTTCGTCGACGCCGGCATACCTAAGCTGACGCACTCGAAGCCGACATCAAAGTGGGACATCTACGAGGCAGACTGCGGAGACGTCAGGCAGGCCGCGGCGCGTAATGTGTCGCGCATCGCATCTCATGACGAATACGGCCTCCACAGCCGGATCGTAAGGGATAACACCGCACAGGAGATTGTGCGCAGGCATGTCACGGCTGACACGCGCTACTCCCAGAACGCCGGAGGCTACTACTGGAAGCTGTCGGTGTCAAATGCGAAAGATATCAGCGTCACGGCTGAGTCGATCTGGTGGACGGCTATATTAAACACAACTAGCTTTGGTGTGATAGGCTACGAGATCACCACAGACGGGGAAATCGTCGAGCACGAAAGCACGATCTACCAGAACGAGTCAGTCGTCAAAGGCAAGGCGGCGTCGATCATCAAGCTCCTGAGCTCGATCATCGCGTCTCCAAAACGTGCCGGCATGACCATGGTCGTCGATCCGATTGCATACGGACAGGTATTCACGGAAAGCGTCCTGCTTTACCCGAACTACAACTATCTGTTCAATCGGTCGAACATCACGGGCAGCTTTATCTGGAAGGGCGACCCCAGGATGCAGCCGCGCGACGTTTTTACCTTCCATCGTCTCGACGGCACGACGCAGACCTGCACGATCGAGACCATCAGGCTCAAGCACAAAGAAGGCGGCACTCAGGCCGAGATCACCTACAGATTGGGGGTGTGTTAAATGGCATGGATAACTCCCAAGACTGACTGGCTCGAGACGGACCGCTGCACATACGAAGACATGAACCGCATCGCCGGCAACGTCAACGAGATCTGCAGTATATCGCTTAAGGCGAATTACACGCAGGACGATGTCGTCACCCTTACGGAGTG